TGAATAGGTTTTTGATTGCTTGTATTTTTATTGGTAGTCTATTTTGCTTCAATTCTGTACCTCTTTTTATTTTGATTTAGTCTTGGCTTCATGGCCAGTTTACCATGACAGCATGGACATCTATTATCTTTATAAAATATACCATGTCTAATCCATATCTCACACTTTCTACACCTACTATGTGATGCAAATGGCATCCTCCAGTTATCTGGTTTTACAGTATTTAATCTGTAAGTAGTTCTACAATGTTCTTTACAGCTCCATAATCCCATACCTATTGTATAAAAAAAAAGTTATATAAAGGTTTCCCTCTATATTTTAGTAGTTGCACCTGGTTCAAATGCTGATAAGGATATAAGAGTCCTGTTGCTCCCCTGAGCAGGTTTCTCTACAACCCAAACGTTTAAACCGTCAGATGCGTCTTTTGCAAGTGTCTTTTCCACTGCTCCTTTCCACCAATCGGATTTCGCTTGGCCTACTACTGCTTTAGCAAAAGAGTAATACTCTCCTTCTTTAGCATGGATCAGTGCACACTCTGCACCAACTGATTCAACCATCTTTGTCTCAAAACCTGTTACGGTAAATTGATCTCCAGGATGAATCGGTGTGCCTTTCGTGTCTGAGCTTGGCTTTATGTCAAGCACTTCTGAAACGTTCATACTATACTATAAAACAATTAGTATATTAAGTCTTTGGTTCTCTCATTGCACAGATTGCTAGTATCTGATCTGTAAGTTTGCTTCTTATCTGTCCAAATGTTTGAGACTCTGTGTTTAATTCTGGATACATACTTACTGCCATGTGATGTGCTACGACAATAGTTTGTTGTACCATCTCTGCACAAGCCTTAACACCGTCAGGTACTTCTACATCTGGTAATATGAATTTTATATCTTCTCTTTTGTACGTGTTAGTATTTTGATTGAATGATGATTGAAATGTCTTTGTAAGGTTTCCACCTTGCTCGTTGTAGCACGCCTCCTCTACACATATGGCCTTTGGGGCCTTTTGATAGAATATAGGATTGCCTACTTCCCAGTCTGATCCACAAACTTTACACATACCTGCATATTTGGCAGTGATCTTGCTACCCATAAGAATAGTTATAAACAATGAGTATATAAACCTTTATATGAGATGGGAGTTCATAGGCATATTACTGTTGTTTCTGTTTTTAATATCGTTTGGTTTTCAATCAGTTTTTGGAGATCAATTTAAGACACTTGGTATAAAGCATCAAAGTATTCCATTAACCTGCATCTTTGAACCACATCCAGCTATAACAGATCACCCAGAGGATATTATACAGGCAGCAGAAGCAGCAGTAGATGGCTGGGAGTCTATGTTGAGGACATACTCACCAAATGGTGTGTGGTCTTTATATACTAAGGTAGTGCCTATAGAATTACATCATTTAAAAAACCCATATGATTTTCCTCAATGTAACATACTAATCTCGTTTGAGTATACAAATGTTGAAGACAGTCTTGGATATACAGGTATCTACTTTAATAAATCATCACATAAATTTACACACGCTGTCATATTTTTAAACTCATTTGAAGTAACCCCAAAATTACATATTGTTTTGGGTGAAAGTGGTGGTGATGTGGAGATAAAAAAGAATATTATTATAGAGGAATTATCCATACCAGCAATACAAAATATTGTAACACATGAGTATGGTCATGCTCTTGGATTAGGCCATTATAATGTAACAAGCCACCCAGTAAGCGATACCCCATGGTTGTATAGGTCTGCCATGTATTATGCCATAAATCCATATAATGATGAGATAATGACACCCCAATATGTCGATGTTAAAATGCTGGAGGAGATATATTATACAGATGGATTTGGTGGAACTCCTGTAACCAAGGTACCTAGGATTGGATTTTATACCCCAGGAGACGATGATATATGTACCTTTAAATGTAAGGTTTGGTAGGAAGATTTATATATTTAACATATAATATAATACTATGGCAAGACGCAAGGCTGGTAGTTCACATACCACAATTTCAATAACTTGGGCTGATAAAGAATTATTTAGAAGGTTTGCCAAACTGGTAAAGAAGACCAGAAATGGAGAGATGTACGAAAGTGACTCTGCTGTATTTCATAAAATATTAGAAGAGTATGTTAACGATCACAAGAATTTACCTGCTGGTGAACCACACTCAACATATCCTACAAAGGACGATTAGAAGTATAGTTTTTTCTACAAGTGTTACCACAATAAATTCTTTGTCTACCTTTATATCTTGGGGGAAGGACTGCACCACATTCAATACATTTAAATATCTTATCTCTTCTCATGGTGTAAGAGTATATATACTCCTTATTTAAAGCTTTCTATTCAAGATCTGCGTGTTCGCACTCGCAATCTTCACATTCACAGATGTCGTCAGGACATCCACAATGACATTCACATTCATCGTCACTCATCTTCTTTGGCATCTTTATCATCCTTTTTGTCATGTGGTTTTCCCTCATGATATTTAACAGTTGAATAATTAATTCCAAATGTATTTACATTATAGTCTGGTACTCCTGTTATACCTGATTTTTTATCTCCATATTTTGAATCTCTTCCAGGTGTTCCTGTGTGTGGCCCATATATGCTCTGAAATCCACCTTCTTTCTTTTTACCTGTTGCTGGATCAAATTCTGCTCCATCTTCTTTATGTTTAAATTGTTCAAATTTAGGATCATGTGTCTCTCCTTCATAGTCTGGTTCTGCATCTAATGGCTCAAAATTTGTTACAATGCCACCTAGCATTGGCCCCTCTGGATCATGTTGTAGTTCTACATCTGATTTTCCTGCTTGGCCAAATCTGGCGTTCCTACCTATACCATTTCCTGCTCTTCCTGCTTTAGGTGATTCATCTTTATCTTTTACATTTGTATCATACTGTGTGTTTTGTTGCATACCTGTTCTCACATGATCCATTGATTCTGCTCCTCTTGTTACTCCTGGTTCATATGTAAATCCTGATCCTGCTCCACCCTCAAAATATGTTCCTGATTCCTTTGTTAATAATTCTTGAATTTCTATTGGTAGATCGTACCAACTTTTAGTTATAAACCGTGGAGAGGGTGCGTGAATTTTTTGAAGAGCGTGATAACGTTCTCCTGAATCCATGTCATCCCATGTCTTATTTAATAATATGTCCTTAACGAAAAATGTGTCATTTATATGTATGTCCTGTAAGGTTCCAGATTCTGTAAAAACCTGTATAAAACTATTACCCATTTTGACAACTATTCCTCTGTCTTCTTTGCCGTTGACATAGAAGTGGATGTCGTCTCCAACCTTTGTATGAGTTATCTTATTCATATCTATTTTCCTCTTATGGTTATCTTCTTGTGATCCTATATAAGTTTCGCTATCTTGCCCCCCTATGTCATTATCTCCCCTTCCTTGTACAAATGCTAAGTCTAAATTACCATATCCCTGTTCTTTCCCTACTCCACTATCCAAATTCTCTATTGGATCTCCAAAAAGCTTTGGACTACTTTGCTTATCAGGTGTGGTTACTGACGCTCCAGGCACTATTCTATTGCTACCAGGTGCTTCTCCTGTACCAGGTTTTTCTATTTCTCCTGGCCTGGGCCCTTTAGTTGGAATTGGTTGTTTTCGTAATTCTTCTTCTACACCCTCTATGTTTGGATCAGGTTTAGAATCAGTTGATCTATATGTTGGCTTTGGATGTAACCATCTTTCTAATTCATCATGGCCTATTTCATCTGGATCCATTTCTGCTACTGGTACAAATATATCTCTTCCAGCAGTTGACTCCCATTTTCCAGCCTCTCCAGTAATTGGACTCCTAATAGGTGGGTGTTGCCATGGTTTCTTTACAGGTATTGCCATATATATCCACTTATATTATTACTTATAAATTTAACCGAACATTGATTCTCTTATAGCCTTGCCCATCTTAAGCAAATACCACCCCTCTCCTGCCGATACTGCCTTACAGGCGAGCACCAAACTGTCTGGATAGTCGTCATGTTCGTCCGATTTTATCTTCATTATTCCTGTTTCTGTATATTCTCTTCTTAGATAGGATAATTGGTATACCATTTTGTTTATATTCTTTAGTTTTATCTTATGATTTTCAAATAACAGCCTTAGATTCTTGTACATCTCAGCCTTTTCTTGTAGTGTGAATACTACTCCTCTCATTGGAGATCCTTGCTCCCTCCCCAAGTCTATTAGTCCACCACCTAGGCCAGTTTCATCTGTATATACTGTTTGTATGTTGTACTTATGCACTAGTTCTATAACCCTTCCAGCAACATTAACTACATTGGATTGAGATTCTGATTCTACCTCCTCCACAAAAACAGTTCCGTTTTCATCCACACCAACAATCGTGTAAACAGTTTCATCTATACCAGTTCTTGCAACATCAACTCCCATGTAATACTGCATTCTACCTCTTGGTGTACCATCTGTTATTGCCTCCATGATTAAACTATTAGGAATCAAAGAATCACCTATATCAAGGAACTCTCCTTCTACCTCTTGAACATATTCTTCCCTTGTTAGTCTTCTTATTTCTTCTAGGAAGCTTGGATCTTCTTGTACCAATGGGTTGTCAGTTGACTTGATGTGAAACTCTCTCCACATTCCATCAGGGTTTGCTGGCCTTGCATTTTGACAGGCCTCATAAAAATAACCTGATTTACTAAACGGTGTAGATGTAAGCCACACCCTGGCCTTTGTTGCCAAACCAGAAGGAAGGAAGGCTCTAAGTATATCTGTCTTGATAAATGAACACTCGTCTGCTATAATTACATGAGGAGAATAACCTCTCAAACTGACACCAGTTTCTCCTGTTGCCCTTGTAATTATTTTTGATGATCCAGTATTGTCTAAAAATCTAACCCACATTTCTGTCTGTGTATTACGTATTACATATCTTGATAAGAAATCATTTCTTAATATCATATCTCTTATTCTACCGAACATGATTGTGGCCTGGTTTTGTGTAGGTGCTGCTATTACTATTGTACAATCTGTATTAACTGTCTTTAACATGAGTGGTGCAAAGAATGCGAAGTGTATGGCCTTGACTGCTGTACTCATAGTTTTACCTACCTGACGGCCTGATCTATATACTATGAATCTGTCATTACAGTCTACATATTCCTTATTGTAATCAAATAACTTATGATTTAAAAATATCTCACTAAACTTGCTTGGGTTATCAGCACAGTCTGTTATAGTTTGTAGGAAGTTTTGTCTTTCCTCTAATACTTCTTTCTGTGGTCTAGCCATGACAGTTACACTTACACTCCATCATTTCTGCGATTACCTCATCAGTACAATGTCCACACAATATACAGCACCCATCAAACATTAAATATCATCCCCTATTTTTTGGAATACCTGTGTCGTTTTGGTAAGGTGCTTCATGGCAATCACACTCACAATCTACTTCTCTCAAATAAGATACTTCAGGGTAATGGCCACATTTAGGACAATAATCATTACTATATTGATGATTAGTATCATTCAACCTTTCTTCGTCTGATAGGTTTGCGTTAACCACTACCAATCACCATATGTTTAGATTTTATATGTAATATTACTTCGTCAGAGTCTTTGAATCCTTTCTTACCACAGTAAATACAATGCCTTATATTATATACTTCATTCAT